ATCTTAAATAGAGTAATAATCTTCTTAAGCCTTCTAAAGATTCATTAGTAAATTTTCCTGTAGCATCAGGATGACATACTTCTATTCCTATTGAATATAGATTAGGATCTATATATCCTTTTGGAGTTGTAAATAATTTTTTAGCTAAATCTGTATAAGATCTTCCACCTCCATGCCAAGATACTTCTTCTTTAGGAATTATTTCATAAATATCTCCATTAAGATCTATTATATAATTAGAAGAGGCTGCAGGATATTTATCGTTAGAATCTCCTATAATTCTAAACCAATTTCTAACTATTTTAGCAGTATGACCAGGTCCTCCTGTATAATGAACTACTAAAGCTCTAGTTTCAGGTCTTTTTATTCCTGGTCTACTTTTTCTTCTAATTGGTAAATGGTCTTCTATTATTTTTAGTTCAAGCATAAGAAACCTCCTTTTTATCTGAACTTCCAAATCCTCCTCCTCTATCTTCTAAATCAGAAGGATATTGATCTAATTCAGTTATTTGAATTTTAGGAACTGGCAATAATAGGAATTGAGCTATTTTTTGGCCAAATTCTAGAACTAATGGTTCATTTTTAGTATAGAAAAAATGTAAATGTATTTCACCTCTATAAGCTTCATCTATTACACAAGCTCCTATATCTAATCCAATTTTAGAAGATACAGAACTTCTATTAAAAGCTACTAAGCAATAACCTTGAGGAATAATAGATTTGATTCCTGAAGGAATTAAAATATTATTAGTATCTTGAAAAACAATAGAATTTCCTTCTACATAAACTCTTTTATTTTTAGCTCTTAAATCCTCTATAAAAGATTCTTCTTTTTCTGGTATAAAAAAATCTATACCAGCATCACTTTCTACATTTTTTCTAGGTAACTTCACATTTCTTACTTTATAAAATTTTACTTCAAGCATTTTTCCTCCTCACTTAGAATGTTTTTGAATAATTAAATCTAATACTTCTGCAGCTTTTTCTAAAGAAGATTTTTCATAAATATTTTTTCTCATCCAATTTATTAAGTTTTGATCTTTTTGAGAATTTAAACAATCATAAATTTTATTAGCTAAATCTTCTTCATCTATTTCAAAAGATCCAGATTTTAGATTTACAAAGAATGGATAATCTTCAGGAGCTCTTTTAGCATATTCAAATACTTTAGGCATAATAGGATAAGCTCCTGCATAAATTGCTTCTGTATTAGCACATCCTCCATATAGCTCATATAAAAATAAATTAATTACACAATGGGCTTTTTTCAAAATATATAAATATTCTTCTCTAGATAGAAGATCTGTAGGAATATAATTCTTAAACATAGATTTAAAATCTTCTTTAGTATAGTATTTGCCGCTAGGATTAGCTATGAATAGATTAAATTTAAAGTCAGGATATTTAGATTCTATAATTTGAATTGCTTTAGCAAATTTTTCAAAATTAGTATAATCAGGTTTAGAGATTCTATTAGGAAAAAATACTATAGGTAAAGATTCATCATATTGATATTTAAAATTAAATTTATTCGCATCAAAAGAATCTATTTCAAAAGCTGAAAATCCTACATCTAAAATATAGGTAGGTTTATTTTCTAAGATCTCTCTAGTAGTTTTAGGAGCATTCTGAATAAAATCTTCTCTAATACTTTCTGTAGTAAAGGTTAGAATATCTGAACTTATAGCTCCTTCTAATTGTTTAGGATATAAAGAAGCTCCTTGAGTTTTAGGATATGTAGGAGTATCTATAAAATAATTAGCATACATTAATGGTACATCATAATAGATAGTTTTTATTTCTTTGGCTTTTTCAGGAATATTGTTTTGTATAAAATCATAATCCATTTTAGGAATAGAATTTATATCTACCTTAAATCTAGCCTCATAAGTATTTAGAGGATAATCCCATTGATATACATATCCATATTTTTCAAATTGAGTATGGTATCCATCTGTTAATTTAGGAAGTACATGAACCCATTTATATTTAGAACCTATTTTTCTAAGCATTCCTAGTTGAACACCAATTCCAGAATCTCTATGAGAATAAACTTTTCTCTCATAATCAATTACTGAAGGTTGTAATATAGTTAATATTTTTTTCATATTTTTTACCTCCTATATAAATCAAAGTTTAATAGCTTTAGATATTAAATTTTTTACACTATCTGAAACTAGAGTTTCTTCTTCAATCTCATAAGAACCTGTTAAATCATTATATTTACATATTCTTATAGAGCCTTCTCCAAAAGAATAAAAAGAAGTTTCTCCTTCTTCTATAACTTCTAAAATCATATCTATTATACTTAGTCTTTCGCTCATAGTTAAAGAGNCTCCTTCTTTGTAAAGTAAATTTATAAACTCTTTAAAGAAAGATTCTAATTCTTCTGGTACTGAATCAGATAAAAATTCTACCTCTTTATTCTTATCTAAAATTAGAGGTACTATAAGTGAACCAGTATCAATCTCTGTTTCGTCATACCTAATTAAATCCTTTAAAGAATTTAGCCATAAGATTTTTGTTCTTTTAGTGATAGTCATTGTATTCATTTTTTATTCCTCCATTTATTAAAATTTAATTTTATTTTTTCTAATAAATTCACTTGTAAATTAAAATTTTATTTTATATTAAAAAAAAGTTCCATCTGGAAGAGGTTTTACTTCTATATTATAAATAGGAACCATATTTTCAGGATGAGCTTTATTTTTATATAAAAAATCTTCTAATTTTTCAGAATCATACATATAGTCAATAGACTCATAATTGTACCTATAATAGCTAGGATGCTTTAAAATCAAAGTAGGTTTTAAAAATTCAGCTACTCTATAATGTTTAGAAGCAGATTCAGAAAAAACTACTACTACTTTAGGCTTAACTATTTTTATTTGATCTATTAAATAATCTTTACAATTTAAAAAATGTTTTTCTTTAAAGCTTATATTTCTAGGCTTTCTACATTTAATTAAATTAGTAAAAAAGATATATTGTTCTACAAATTCTTTACTAAAAAAGATTTTAGTCAGAAAAGAACCAAACTTTGAAGTAAGAAAAGTATCTAAGTATCTTTGATAAAATTCTTCTTGAGGTTCTTCTTTTTGATTATATTCATCTTTTACCCATTCTAATCCTGGATTTAGGCCTACTACAAATATTTGAGGATTTTTAGACTTATACCAACAAGGCATACTATTCGGAGTAACTCTTCTTAGAATAGGACACTTATTACATAAATGAATTTGTTTGGAAATTATTTTTAAAACCTCTTCATTCATTATAACCTCCTAAATAAATTTTATTATTTTAAATAATAATAAAAAAATTTTTTTGTTTGTGAGTATTATGGAAAAGAAGTAATTTCTATATCTTCAATAGCAAAAGTAACACTATATGTCATAGCTTCAGTTGCTTCTTGACTAAAATTAATTCCAGAAATAGAAATAGGATACATTCCATGAATTATAAATAATGGAAAAGTTCCTAATCTATTTTCATCAGGAAATTCTAATCCTTTAAAATTAAATCTAGTAGACATAGGAGCTACAGGAATTATTATAGCAGAAGCTCTAACTTTTGATAAATCATTTCTAAAAATATAATCTTTAGCAGGATCAGAATAAAATACTCCTTGATCTCTATGCCTAAATGCTCTACTTCTCCAAGTATCTAAAAATCTAAGAACCATTCCTCTTTTAGATTCATTAAAAGTCATTTCAATAGTATCAGGAGCTTTTATACTTTTGAAATAATAATAAGGAGCTTCTCCTAATCTTTCTACTTCTACACTAGGAAAATTTAAATTATTAATTTCTTTTACAAAATATTTAATAAGCACTGATTCAAAAAATAAAAAGGATAAAGTTACGAATAAGGTCTTAGATAGTTTATTTATACTAATTCCTTTAGTATCTAAATTAGCTAAATTATCTAATTCTTCTTTTATACCAGCTAAATAATAGAATTTTCTAGCAAAATAAAAAAGATTTTTAGCAATATCTGAAACAGAATTTCCACTAGTCCAAATTAAAGAAGCTATTTCAGAAGGTATTAAATAATTAGAAGTTTGCCTTGGATCTAAAAAAATAATTTCAAATTTATTTTTATATAAAGGATCTTCACTAATAGAAAAGAATTTAAATAAAGCTCTTTGATAAAGAGAAGGAGAAAGGAAATTAGGAACTCCTTCTAATACAATATTAGCTAAAGTTAATAAAAATTTTTCTAAAGTAGATCTAGCTCTTTGTTTCTTTTCTGCTTGCTGTCTTAAATATAAATAAATTATTTTTTCTTGATCTGAAAGCTTATTAAATTTATTAAATTCTTCTAAAGTTTCAAATAAATAATCTAAAGGACTTTGCTGTACAAAAGGAGAATCTAATTTAAATCTAGTACCACCAGAAAAAATTTCAGATTGTTCAATTACATAAGGTCTATCCGAAGAAACNCCAAATTTANCTCTAGTAATAAATCNTCCTTTAGGAGGANGATGACCTATGGTAGGTCCATAGGTCGGATTAAAACCAGAATCACCCATCATAGATCAAATCCTATGGGTTAAATAATTGAACAAATGGATGATCTAATTTATAATCTGGGTAGTTAGGTAATTCTGGTAAGGTTGTATCAGGATATTTAGCATCATTTAAATNTAAGGAACATCTATCACCAGTAGTAATATATTCTAAATGATACATATATACAAAATCTACTGTAGCTTTTAGAGGTTCAGAAGCAGAATGTTCTGGTTCTTCTAATTGTAAACCACTTATTCTACAAGCTTGAAATATAATAGCATATCTAGGTGGCTTATTGAAAGAGAAAGATTGATTTGTTCCTATTTTATTAAAACCAACAAATTCTAATACAATTGGAAATCTATTATCAGCTTCACAACCAACTAATCCATTTAAATCATCAAAAGATCTTCTATATAATCTATTAAGCATTGAATAAGTTTCAAAATTTTCGTCAATTAAGAAAGTTAAAGAAAATTGCTTAGAGGTATTTTCTACAGGAGCCATATAAGTAGCTTTTAAACCTTGAAAGTTTCTTTCAAAAGTTCCTGTTTCTCTTTTAGGAATTGGAAAAGATCCATCTTGTCTTAAAGTAAGTCCTGGAATTGTAGGAAATACATTAGATAATCCTGTAACTTGAGCTGTTACTCCAGGTATTCCTTTAGGAAACATTACCCTATATTGTGATTTTATTTGGTATCCACCAAGTTCAAACAGTTGTTCTATTAAAGGTTTATTAGCCATAATGATTCCTCCTTAATTATTATTGTACATTAATAGTTGATCCACTTCTAGTAAATCTTAAATGAATTCTTTGAATAGATGGTGGTACAGAGATAAATACATCTACAATTAATTTTCTACCACCTTTAGCTAATTCTTCTTTATTATTATTTTCATCACATTGAACTACTGGATTAGTAATTGCTCCTGATGCTAAAGCTGCTGTTAAAATCTCCATTATTTCTAATTCTACTTGCTTTCTTAATACAGGAGTATTTAGAGCTCCAATAGTTTTAGCTAAGACTCTTCTAATAATTTTTTCTATTAAATTAGAAGAAACTCTTCTTTCATTAATATATACTCTAGGGTCTAGAGTTCTATCTCCATAAGCCATTAAACCATAAATTTCATCTATTACTATTGGATTCACTAAAGCCTTATCTAAAGCTTCTTTTTCAGATTCAGTTAAATCATATTCTAATTCTATAGGAGTAAAATAAGTTAATTGACCTCCATAACCATTTTCTTTATCTACAAAAGCTGGAGAGAATCCATCAAAATCAGGTTCTTGTTCCATAAATCTTGTAGCTAAATCTCCTAATCCACTTACATAAACTTCAGATCTAGTATAAGGATGTAGAATTTTGATTCTATTAAAATATAAAGCTACTGCATCATCTTTTAAATTTAAAGATCTAGCATATAGAATAGCATTTGAAGGATTTATTCCATTAGGAACTCTAGTTATACCAAAAGCATAGAAATGTTGATTTTTGATTAAACTAGAAAGTTTTTGAGCAAATCCTCCATATAAATCAACTAATAAATGAGATCTATATTTTTTATGATTTACTTTATCCCAAGCTAAACTTAATTCAGTTGTTGTAATGGTTCCTCCAGAAGAACCTCCAGATAAATTAACTATAGGAGAAGTTCCTAAATTCATTGTACCATTAAAATTAGGATTTAAGACTGGCTTAATATATTCATTATTTTTAAATACTTCTTCTATATAAATAGAAAAACCAAATTGATCTCTAGCATTAGGATCTAAAGAATAAGTATATTCTCCTATTTCTGTATAATTTCCATTAGCATATTCATATAAAACTAAAGTATAGGTATTATCTGGATTTTGAGTAATCTGTATAGCTAAATTATAAAAATCATCATTATATTTAGAAAAAGCATAGAAGCTATGACTTATGTTAGAAGTATCTACATCATTATATTTTACATAAATTTCTATATCAGTATCATAAGAAGGAATATCTCCAGTAGGATCTGTAGAAGAAGCAGTTTCATTTATTTCAATAGGAGAGGACGAATCAAACAATACTGGTATAGCTGAACTTAAAGTAAAATTAGAAGGTTTAGTAATTTTTATTCTACCTTCTGTAGAAGAAGCAATAGTTCCTGTAATTACTAAATATTCATTTGGAGGGTTGGAAGTACTATCTATACTAAAAGGAGATATACTTAATCCTGTAGCTGATTGAAAAGCTGAATTTAAAGCATTAGCTATATCTGAAGCTGTAGCATAGCTTCCACTAGATAAAGTTAAATTTAATACTACAATATTATCTAAATATAAGTTAAATCCTATATCATTAGCTAAAGTTAAACCAGCAGACAAATTAATACCATTAGTTAAATTAGAACAATTTAATTTGGCTACTTGACCAGGAGTACCTGTAAAATTCAAACTAAATTGGTTTCCTGAAAAAGCTAAAGTACTATTATTTCCAAATGTATAAGAAATACCATTATTAGTAGATAAGGTAATTCTATTTCCTCCAATATATAATTTAGCTGAATAAGGAATATAAGTATCATTAGAATCTGAATAAGGAAAAGTTCCACTATAGGAAGCAGTTAAACCATCAGAATCACCTGCTTTAAATTTAACAGCTCTTCGAATATTAGAAAAAGAATAAGTAGTTCTTCTAGCTCCAGGACCAAAAGGTATAATTTCTGTTTCTGAAACATCTACACCTGCATAAGAAGCATCAGGATGAATTGCTCTTACTAAATAAGCAGGAAATCTACTTATATAAGGTAATACTTCTAATACTCCATTTCTTTGATTAGTAGGAGTACCATATAATCTAAATAAATCATTTACATTATCTACTAAATAAGGATAGTCAGGACCCATTTCTGAATCTATAACAAATATAGCTTTTCTAGTAGGTTCTACTGTAATTTGTGGTAATATGTTAGTTTCTGTTATAGTAATTCTATAATTACCTGTTTGTGTAATCATTTAATTACCTCCAATTATATATTATAGTATTTCTCCTCTTAACAATACAACATCAGGAATTTGTCTCCAGCCTTCTTTTAATACTTCATTATAAATAAATTCAGCTTTAGTTCTTAAAGCATCTGTATTTATTCGTCTATCAATTTGAGAATCTTCATATAGAGCAGCAAAATCAGCTACTAAGTATAATAGATTCATTCTAGCTAAATTAATTACATCATTAATTCTTTCAAATCTTACATCTTTAAAATTTAAAGAATATTTAGCCCATGTAAAATTCAAAAAAGCAGCAAAGCTGCAATAAGCTATTATTTTTCTATTAGGATAGTCTATTTTTATTTTATAAGTACCTAAATTACTGTAAGTATCATAAACAGCTTTAGCCATTAAGTTAAGCTGATTCAATTGATTAAAATTAAATTTAGAACCATATACTCCAATAGATTTAGGTACTAAACTTGGATATAGAGTTTGAAATCTTATAATATCCCAAAAAGAACTACTAGTATAAGTTTCTCCTTTTCCTACTATTCTAGCATCTAGAACTCCATAAGTAAAATCATCTGGAAAAGGAATTTCTATAGCATTACTTACAGCTACTTGATCTTCTACAGTAATAGGAAATTTTCTAAAATATTCTAATAAAGCTGGATAGACTGCATATTTCTTTATATCAGCATCAGAAATTCCAAACTCATCTAAAAAAGGTTTTCCTATTACTTGTTTTATTAGATCTAAATGTTTTTCATCTATAATTATTTCATCTTCCTTTACAGGAGAGGATTTTAAATGAGGAACTATTTCTAAAGTATCCTCTTTTTCATATCTATTGTTATTTATAAAGTAGATAAATTTAATTAAGTAAGAACCTATTTGATTAATTTTTAATTTAAAAGAAAAAACTCCTTTTGACTTAATTTCAGGAATAGATTCAGTTATATTTAAAGAAGGAATTTTCAAAATAGGAGGTAAATCTGGATCTACTAACTCATTAGGATTGTTTGGATTTCTTACCTCTAATATTAATTCAAATTCTTCATCTACAAATTTCTTTATCATAAGTTAGGATCTATGTAAACCGCCTTCATTACAATTTTTATAGTTTCTAAAGAACTAGTTTGTATACTTAAATTATTTAATGTAGCTCCTACTGGTAAAGGCCAATCGATAGCTACAAATTTATTAAAAGGTATCCGTAAAGTATTAGTTACAGAATTTAAAGTATAATCTAAAGTTAAGATATTTATCACAGTTTTTTGAATAATTTCAGGAACAATAAATATTAGATAAGCTAATTCAGAGGTTCCTACATTAATAGGTAAAGTAAAATTAACTGCTCCATCAGTCCTTTTAATCAAAAATCCTCTAGATTCTTCTAAATTATAAGCTTTTGAAATTACATATTCAAAATCTGTTTGAATTAAGTCTTTCTTTCCGCTTAATACTACTGAATAATTTTGTGTCCTCATATTATTAATAGTACTTTAAAATTTTATAATTTCTTAAAATAAAGTCTTTTCTTTTTTCTAAATAAAAATCTAAATCATTAGCTTTAATTTGTTCTTTTTGTAAAAATTCTTCAGTAGTTATTTCTAAATTTTCTACTTTTTCTAAATCTTTTTGAGCTTCTTCTACTGAATACCAATCTATAATTGAATCTATTACATCATCATTATGTAAATTATAATAGCACAAAATAGCTTGTACTAAAGAGTCAGAAACGTCTTTAGCATTTTTACCAGCTTTACTATGTTCAAAATCTCCATCATATTCTTTAATAAGTTCTCCTTTAGTATGGTCTATTAATTCTACTAATTGACCAGCTTTCTTTTCTACTCTTCTAGAAAGTGATAATAAATTATTTTTTAAAAAAATATTTTTTCCAGAAATAATTTTACAACTATGAACTAAAGAAACTAATAAATAATAATGAGTAACATTTCTAGGCATCATTGAATTAGTTATAGTTTTTATATTCCATCTACTTAGAAATTGTCTTAATTGTTCTGAGTTATTACTTTCTACAGAAACTCCTCTAATAGGTAATTCTCCTAAATATAATAAGTCTCTAATGAATAATTGTATAGCTTCTAAAGAAATTCTAGAATTTTTAGCTGTAATAGCAAAGGAAAAATCTACTACAAATATTTTTTCTCCTTCTTTAGATAAAGCAGGATGTACACAACTAATAGCTGCCATATCTCCTTCACTTGAAGCAGCTATGTCTAATCCAATATATCTAGGAGCTTTAGGATTTAGATAAAATTTATAAGCTTTTAAAGTATATTTTTCAAATAAATAATCTTTTACTTGATCCCATATTTGTCCTTCTGGAGAGAATATAGATTCAGCTAATACATAGGATTCTATATTTCTTAGATTATCCTTAAACATNGCTCTAACATACATAGGATAGAAAATCTTAGATTCAGAAGTAACAGGCATTCCTAAAATATCACAAATAGATCTATGAAGGTTTCTCTCAAAAGATTTTTTATAATCTATAGGAATATCGAATACTAAATCTTGAGGTACTTTTTTTAATAAATCTTTATTTTGTTCATGAATAATAACTGGAGGTAATTTAGTATCTCCTATAAATACTTTAAAAGTTTTTCCAGTTTCTTTCCATTTAGGACAATTTTTTTCNGCTACTTGAGGAATATCCCATCTTGACCTTCTAACAAAATATGCTTCTTTATCAAATCTTAATTTATTCCATATATAGTCTTCTATTCTATTTTCTAATGTATAAGCAGAAGTATCTAAATATGAAAAAGCTAATTTCTTTTTTCCTACTGTAGCTTGTATACGTTCTAAGGTATCTGTATAGAATCTAAAAATTTCATCATCATTTATACCTCCTACTTCAACAAAATAAGAAATCTCTGAAATATATACTTGTATTAGGTCAGAACCTAAAGCATTTATGGCTTTCTTATTACCACTAGCTATTTGTACATTAAAAGGAAATCTAAAATTAATATGAGAGGATTTATTAGCAGTAGGTATATATGGTATAAAATCTACTCCATACTTATGTCTATATTCTTCTAATTGAAGAGTTCTAGTACATTTTATCATTCTTTCAGAAATGCTAAATAAATTTTCTAAAGGAGATAAATAAATTTCATTTACTTTTTCATATTTAAATGAAGCTATGAAAATGGATAAATTAGTAATAGGAGATACATTATAGAAAGCNGAAATAGATTTTAAATAATTACAAAAAACTACTGTATAAAAAATAAGCAATCTAGCTAAATAGGATTTTCCTTGACGAGTACAGCCATAAATAGAAATTGTATGATAATACTTATTAGAATCTACAATATTTACAAAATCATCTATTACAGTATCATATAATTCATTAACTAAGCTTTCAGGTAACCAACCCTCTTTTGGATCTAAAAATTGCTTAGCTGTAGGAGGAGGTTTTATGAATACTAATTTTTCTAATTCAAACTTAAGTTCAGGAACTTTTTTTATTATGTCTAAATCTTCTTCAGTAAGCTCTTCATTATTATGAATCTTTTTAAGAATCTGTTTTTCTAGTTCATCCATAGAAAAAAAAATGGAGCCATAAAGGCTCCAATAAATAAGAAAAATATTATTGACCAAAAGCTCCAATATTAGTAATGGTCATTTTTCTTATGAATCTTCTTTGAACTACTATTTGGTCTTCTATAGAAGCAATAACAGACTTTCTATATAGTTCTGGGTAATCTAGTGTCGCTGCTAGTTCTGTTAAAACTCCAAAAGCTATAGAAGGTTCTCCTTCGTTGGTTGGATTTTTATAAATTAGAAGCATATCAGAATTATACCTACCATTTCCAATATCTACATCATTTACAGTATTTGGATTAGCAGGAGTTACATATATTTCTATACCATCTATTCTACCAGCTAAATAAGATGGACCAACTCTAGGTTGAGATTTATCAGGTTCAAATCTAATTAATTTAGCTAAATAAGATTTTCCTATTGGAGTGGTGATTATTTTATTAATCTCTCCACGTTTTAATTCATTGTAGATATCACCACTTACAGCATTTACCGCTGTTAGGAAACGTTGNGCATGGTTAAAATCGTTATCTTCATTTGCTCCTGCAAAATCTGCATCAAATGTATAGGTTCTATTGCTATTAGCTAACTGTCTAGCATATACAAAAGCTTGGTAGTCTCGTCTCATTGCATGCTCTTCACCAACAGCTTTAATGAGCATGTCTTCAATATCTCCAAGCTTTGTAGTTTCTAGAGTTAATCGAGCCATGTGTGTGAAGCTGTAGGAGATTGGGTATGGTCTTGGTCTAAATCTTAGAGATTTTACACTAATTTTAACACTACCCATTTTGTTAAAATTAGTGTTTAATTCAGTATCAAAATTATATTGTACTTCTATGCTTTGTATATTACTAAAGAAGTTAACTAAATCAGCAGCGTTTGGTAATCCAGAACCACCTAAATTAGTAGTAGCGTTTGTCTCAAAGGTAATTGTAATAGCTCCAGTAGAATAATTTACTGTACTATTAGAAGGATTTATTAATAATGGAGAAGCCGTTTGCTGATAAATATTATTAGAGAAAATATCATATATTCTACCATCTCCACCATCATAACCAATATACATTCTTTGATTACCAGGACCTACAGCTACAATTCTTATAGAACCTACTGTAATAGGAACTTGAGAAGTGATAGCTATTGAAGCTGTTTGACCATTTATAGATCCTGGACCACCTGAAAGAGNAAGAGCATCTACTTCTATCTCAGTTGGGTATCTCCATTCATTTGGAGTCATTTCAAAGATAAAATCACCTGCATTAGCTCCTCTTAAAGAGTCTGCATGCTCTTTGAAAATGAAGTAGATAGCATCATGCATTGTGAGCAATGGATANTCTGTAAATATTCTATCTCTATTAGAATTAGCAACTCCTAAACGAACAATCTTTAAAACATTTTGAGGAGTTGTTAAGAAATATTGAGAAATGTTAACTCCANTTTCTTTTAAGTATTTTAANTGTCGAGCCTGATTTTCTAATAAAATAGCAATATTTCTAGCTTTTTCAGGATTTCTAGAATAAGTTTCATCTAATTTTTTACCTGGCTCTGTTCTACACCATTTCTCAACTAAATAATCACCAAACTGTTTTCTCTTTTCGAAAATCAGTTGTAATTCTTCCATTGAAGCTGGCGTTGACTCATTTAATCTGTACATAGTTAATATACCTCCATCTATAGTGTTAATTTACTTTGATTTACCTTCTTCCTTTCATTTCTTAGAATAAACTTCCAGATAGCCAGTCATCCTCATAATTTTTTAAAGAAGAAATTCTGTTAGTTGATTCATTTAAATTAATAAGCGGATCTTCCTTTAATTTCTTAGTATAACGTTCAATTTTTTTAATTGCTTCTACTGTAGTTTTGGAACCTAAAATATCATGACTAAAAAATTCTAATTCAGGAATTTCTTTTTTAGCTTCTTCAAAAATTAATTTTATTTTTTCTTTTGTCATTTTTTCCTCATCTAATCTAGCAAAAGTTGAAGTTACAGGCTTTTCTATCTTTATATTACTTGGATCTGCTAATTTATAAACTCCTTTATTTCTAATTCTAAATTCAATAGCTGGATCTATAGAAATAGTTTGAGCATCTGACTTAGTCCATATCACTTCATTGTTTCTCAAAGGATGGTCTTCATTTTCATTAGGATGTTCTTTCTTTTCAGAATCTAAATAAATATAAGGACGATCACCTACATCTTCTTTTAAAACTTTTTTCTTATCTTTTTTCTTTTTAGATTCTTT